GTCTACAAGAATTTGGTTGCCGTACCACTCCGCATCGGCTCCATCGTCCCATTTGATTTCGCAGCGCAGGACGATGCGAGCTACCCGCTCGCTGTTGCTTAGCCCTGTTACAGCCGTATTTTCAATCCACGCCTTGCCACCTAGTCGGATAAACTCGGTATCGCTTGCTGTGTCCTGTCCTTCAAAATCTAAGTATGGACTCGACAGCAATGTGCCGTCATCAAAATTTAGTGCTTGAAAAATTGATGGGCTTTCTTTTGTCTTACGTTCAATCTTACACCTCTTGACAGTCGGGCTGTATCCAATCGTCCAGTCGCGAAGTTTTTGCCTCGTAATGGTTTGATAGGAATACTGACCTGTAATATAAGAGTTTCCTGTTGTGTCATTATAAGTCAGATAACTACCATAGATGTTTGTGTCTCTGATACCAATAGGCAGAAAAAACCAACCACCTAGATACGAGTACATTTGCCACTGGAAAGTGTTGCACAGGCTTACAAGCACCTCATAAGAGCTGACGTAAGTCTCTCCAGTGTTTTCATATTTAATCCAGGTGCTAGGAGAGATTGAAGCCCGCTTGATGCCTTGGAATTGAGTCGTAGGCGGGTGCGTAGTATAAGTCCAGTCGTCGGTGGAAATGACATCTTCCGCCCAAGCCAAACGAATGGCAGTAGTAAACTGAGAATCTGCGTATGAATAGGTGACGGTCTTCTCCTGTAACTCTTGCAGTATTTCATAGACTGTTTGACCCGTTGTATAAGTTGTTCCTGCGTTGTTGTAGTCAACAGTCTTAAGCAAGCTCAATCCATCGGTCGCTTTGATGCGAAGCTCCCGCAAAGCACTCTCCTCTGTGATGCGTAGTTGCTCAGGCAATATGACACCGAGCCATTGACAAGTGCTACTGCGATCAATGCGAAGCAAAAACTCACCGTCATCTGCATTCACAATGTCGCTCAACATCGTGTTCAGCGCAGTGAACTCGTCGCTTTGAAACAGCATGTTGATCGTGCAGGTGGAGTGCATGATGCCTGGCACGAGGTACATGTCATTTTCGCCTCCGTACTCCAGCACGAAGCCTGACGCATCTAGGCTGAAGGTCGTGTCTAGATCTGTGCCTGCGACGTCGTGAATAATGCTGATGGTATAACTGCTTCCATCAAAGCCCTTGCATGTGCCTTGCGCGTAGAGGTAGCTCATGAGTAGCGGTTGCGATTGCGGCTCGTGCGAGCGTTGGACAAGTAGATGTCGTCGCCACTGATGCGACCAAACACCTCGACGCGTTGGCCGCCCATCATATCCTGGAGCTTCGACAATGGTGCGATGACCTCAGGGTCGATGCGAGCGTTAGGGTTGTCACCGACGATGGCGGTGGTAGCTCCGTAGGCGAGGCCACCTTCTGCGAGAGCTGGCATCTCCTGCAAGTTAGTGGCGTAATTGGACAATAAAGCTCCTGCCGCAATGAAGGCAACACCTGCCGCTGCTGCTAGATATGGATTCTTAAACAACGTCTTTTGAAAGGTGATCATGGCAGTTGCCTGGGCGACCATCGCCTTACCAATAGACTTCATCAAATTGCCGAGCTGCATAAGAGCGCCAGCCATCAGGTTGACACCTTGTAAACCTCCTGATAGCATTTTGCCGATGCCCTCACCAAGGGCGACGAGTGAATCGCTTACAGCATTTTGAATAGCTGATTGAATGGCGTTTCCTGTTTCTTGAGCAACGTCTCCTACTTCCTGTAATTTGACCTTGACGCCTTCGAGCATGTCAAGCAGTCCACCAATTTGTGGCGTTGACATTTGGTTGAGCTGAACCAAGAGCCAAAAGGTTTTATTGCCCGCTTCCTCGATGGCTTTCGTTTCCTCGACAATAGCCCTTGTTGTTTCCACTGTCACCTGCTCCACCTTCTCCTGCTCCTTGCTCATATCTCGCACTGTCGTCACCAAACCCGCGATACGCTCGTCGAGGTATTTAACTTGGTCGGCATACTTCTGTGTGTTGCCTCGCGCTATGTTCTTGTCAAACTTGTCACCCAAAGCGCCTGCCGCCTGCGCAGCCATCTCTGCACGCTGTGCCGCCTTCATCTCATTCCTCTCGCGCTCCAACTCACGGATCTGCTCCTTGATGTGGTTAATTTGCGCCTGCTTGTCCATGCCGACAAGCGTGTCGATGAACTCCTTGTTTGTTTTGGCTGCGTCCTGCGTCCTCTGACGGAATAACACGATGGCTGTACCAAGCGCAGCAACAGCAGCAGCCACGAGGTAAATTGGGTTGGACAGCAACGTGGTGTTTAACAGTTTGAACGATTCCTTGACGCCTTTAATACCAGAAATGAGGTTTGGTAACGCGATGATTAACGGCCCAATAGCACCAACCAGAAAACCCATTTCCAAAATCAAACCCTTGGTATTTGGGCTGAGTGCCGCGAAGCTCTGCGACAACTTGATGATGAGCTGAAGCAGATTGTTGACTGCTGGAAGGAGTAACTCACCGATGGAAGCGCCTGCCAGTTTAAGGTTGTCCAGCGCGGTGCTAAACTGACCCGCTGCCGTTTGACTCAAGCGCTCCATGGCGCCTGCCGCAAATCCGCCCTCCTCGGCAAATGATTTGAGCACTGTGTTGAATTGCTCCACGCTGACAGCGCCAGCACCAAGGCTGTCCGCTGGTAGCCCTGTGGCGTCAGCCAACGCCTTAAAAATCGGAATGCCTCGCTCTGCTAGCTGGTTGAGGTTCTCCAGCTCCACCTTACCCTTGGCGTTGACCTTGGCAAAGATGGCGGCTATCTCTTCAATGGTTACGCCTGACGTGGCCGCGATGTCACCAAGGAAACGAAGCTGGTCGTTGACCTCGCTGACCTTCGTGCCCGATGCGATGAGCTGACGGGCCGCGTTGGCTACGTTCTCAATTTGGAAGGGCGTAGATGCAGTAAATTCATTCAACTGCTTCATCATAGCAGCCGCCTGATCTACGCCTCCTGTGAGGCTTACAAATGACGCCTCTAGCTTCTCAAGGTCTGCCGCGCTCTTGACGGCCAAAGCACCGAGGCCAGCCAAGGGCACAGTGATGGCGCGCGTCATGTTCTGACCTAGCTGTACAAGGTTGCCAGTCATTGAGCGCATCTCGCGCTGGACCCTGCCAAGCTGTTTGTTGAGGTCGCGAGTGTCCGCGCCTATGCGGACTATGAGGTCACCGAGTTTTGCCATTGCGTGCTAGTGCTCTTAAGATAGCCAATCCATCGCCCTTCGGCTTCTTTGACTGTTCGGTTTTTTCCCATGGAAAGACGGCCAAATCCATTGGTTGAATCTTACTGCCTTTCTTGGTGTGAACGTTTAATAACAATGCCGTCTGCCAACGTGTGCGCTCCCAGGCGCCACGGTCTACGTGTTCCTGAAACTCATAACGTCCGCGGACGGCATTGCCAAATTCGGAGAAGGTAAGGTCATAGAGACGGTCGGGATCTAGACCGAGGAGGCCTAGTCCCAGCCGTTCTATTTCGTACCATTCAAGAGCGCGTGACTCTCCGTCTCCACCTGTGTTTTTTTTTCTTGCTGGCCGCCCATGGCTTCCTCCACGACAGCAACAAGACCAGGTAGATCTGTGATTTCAATCATGCCCAAGAATTCGTCAACATCCATCTTGAACTGCATGCCTTGCTTTAGACAGCCCTCCTGCACGAAGTAGAACAGGAGTTCGGGCATCTTCGTGACGTCATCGGCATCGATGCCTGTCACCTTGCACCCTGTAGCTTTCTCAAAGTTTTTCCAAGCCCGCATGGAAGCGCGCACTGGAAAGGTCTTGCCTTCTAAAGTAATTGTCATGCAGCTAATTTAGTTATGTTGGAATTACCTCGCGAACAATGGTGTCGTGGACTTCAACGGTGCAAGTGTAGGTACCGTTGTCCTCGGTGCCTCCGCTCAACTCCAAGCTCGTGATGTATCCAGAGACGTCGAAGCGCTCGTCGCCTGCGTTCTCCGTTCCGTCAGGAGCGTGAGTGAACAGCAGGAAAATCTTCGTGTCAGCCAACTGATAGCCGATAAGCTCGTTGTATCCGTTGGTGGCATCAGAAGCGTAGAGCGCGGTGAAGTTGATGGTGGCGCTTTTCAAGCCTGGCAACATCGCGCGGTAGCCGTTGTTGTTCTTCGTGGTGGTGTCACGCAAGTCGGTGGTGACGCTGATTGAACAATCCGTGAGGTTATCAATCAAGACTTCGCTGTCGTCAGTAGAGGACAGGAAGATGCGGAGGTCAGAGCCATTGATGACTCCAGTAGTTTCTGCCATGGTTATTTGTTGGAGGGTTTGATGCGGTCTGCAATGATGAGGTTGATCAGGGTGTCGACATAGCCAAACACCTTGTTATCACTTTCGGTTGGCGTGAGATTCACGATAACCTTTACGAGGGCGAGAACGGCCAGCGTCAATTCGCCCCAGTTTTCAATCAAAAATTCTGTCATGAGTTGCGGTTTATGCGGATGGTGTAATCTTGAACTGAGGCAAACAAGCTGCGGTCTTCTGTGACCTCGATTATCTCGTTTGTGTACTGTATGGAATTTACGACAATCGCGCCTTCTGCCACGCTCACAGTCGTCCCAACACGCTCTAAAGCATCGCGTACTTTGTCGGCACAGTCGTTGGCTTCCGAGTATGATCGTGCCACGCTGAGGATTTCAACGTTTGCCTCGTCGATGGGCGTGCCGTTCTTCGTCTGCGTGGGAGAATTTCCGAGTATGCTATAGACGATGTAAGGCGTCTGTGCGCCTTCAATGGCCATCTCTGGATATATGCGTCCACTGACAATCGCATTGACGTCAGAGTCATTGACTAGCAAGGAGCGTATGGCAAGACCTACTTTCATTTTCTAATAAGATTGCCGACGTAGCGTCCAAATTCTTTCTGAAGCAGGCGGTCGCGGAGCTTCAT